CTGGTATTTCCCTTAGACAGAGCCGTACTTTTAACCAACGTACAGGGTTCAATCGAAAAAGCTGGAACCAAAGGTACGCTGGCGCGCTCATTGCAAGCTATTGCGGATCAGACCAATGCTGTCGTTGTTGTCGTGCGTGTTGAACAGAAAACAGATCAAGCTGAACAAACAACAGCAGTGATTGGCGGGCAGGTCAACGGTAAATACACCGGCATGAAAGCATTGCTGACTGCAGAACAGAACCTTAAGGTCAAACCGCGAATCTTAGGTGCGCCAGGACTTGATTCTGCCGCAGTAACAGCAGCCTTAGGCGGTATTGCGGAAAAATTGCGGGCATTCAACTACGTTTCAGCATTTGGCTGCGAAACTAAAGAAGAGGCAGCCGCTTATCGTGCTGCCATTGGCGCACGCGAAACTATGATCATCTGGCCAGACTTTTTTGGCTGGGATACGGCTTCATCAAGTACCAAGACTTTTGAAGCAACTGCCCGGGCACTGGGCCTGCGCGCAAAAATCGATAATGACTTTGGCTGGCAAAAAACGCTTTCAAACGTTCCTGTAAATGGCGTAACCGGCATTTCAAAAGATGTATTCTGGCAGCTGCAGTCTATGGACACCGATGCCGGCTACTTAAATTCAAATGAAATTACCACGCTGATTCAGCGCGATGGCTTCCGCTTCTGGGGTTCCCGCACATGCTCTGCAGATCCGCTGTTCCAGTTTGAAAACTATACCCGTACTGCACAAATCCTGGCAGACACCATGGCGGAAGGCCATATGTGGGCGGTGGATAAACCGCTGCATCCAAGCTTGGCGCGCGACATTGCCGAGGGCATAAATGCCAAATTCCGTGACCTAAAAGCTGGTGGTTACATCATCGATGGCGGCTGCTGGTTTGACCCTGATGTAAACAGTAAAGAAACCCTGAAAAAAGGCCAATTGCGTTTGGACTATGACTATACCCCAGTCCCGCCACTTGAAGACTTGACGCTGCGTCAGCGCATGACGGACAGCTACTTGGCTGACTTTGCTTCACGAATGACTGCCTAAAACAAAAGAGTAAGGAACAAAGCATATGGCTTTACCTAAAAAATTAAAAATGATGAACCTGTTCAACGAGGGTAATTCTTACCAAGGTCAAACAGGTGAAGTCACTATTCCCAAACTGGTGCGCAAGTTTGAAGACTGGCGCGGCGGCGGCATGAACGGCAATGTCAAAATTGATTTAGGCTTAGGCGACGACATTTCGGAGTTCAACTGGAAGCTTGGCGGCATTGATGAGCAGGTGATTGGGCAGTGGGGCGCGGCAACCGTTGGCGCCCACATGCTGCGTTTTAATGGTTCGTATCAGCGCGATGATACAGGTGCAACTACAGCTGTAGAAATTGTCGTGCGCGGACGTCATGAAGAAATTGATTTCGGCAATCAAAAAGCTGGTGATGATACCGAAAAATCAATCAAAACCATTTGGTCGTATTACAAGCTCAGCATTGATGGCGTGGAAAAAGTTGAAATTGATATTCCGAATATGATCGAAAAAGTAAACGGTGTAGATCTCTTGGAAGAACACCGCAAAAACATTGGCCTCTAGTTTTTAGCCTTCTGCTGCACTGGGCTGCAGAAGGCTTTTTATTTAAATTTTACTTAAGGAATTTGCCATGCAAACTCAAGAACAAATCGAAAACTCACAAGCTATTCAAAACCCGGACGTAGAAGTCGTAGATTTAGACTCGCCATTTAAAATTGGCGAAGCCGAAATCAAATCCGTAGAAGTGCGCAAGCCATCTGTAATGGCTTTACGCAAAGTGCGGATTGCAGACATTTTAAATGGCGATGTCAACGCCATTTGTACTTTGCTGCCGATGTGTACAGCCAGTCCAACGCTTACATCTCACCAATTAAATACCCAAGTTGACCCGGTTGATATTATTCAGATGGGAGCTGCAATCATCACTTTTTTGCAGACGAAATCAGTACGTGCGGAAATTGCACGCCAACAGTAGAAGATGCCATGGCAAATATTGCGGTGGTCTTTCATTGGCCGCCGCAAGCATTTGCTGATATGTCACTTATAGAGCTGATGCAATGGCATCAAAAAGCCATTGAACGAAATGGATCAGATGCCGAATGAAACAATTGAAATTAGAAGTCATTTTTGGCTCAAAAAATAGTTTAAGCCCAGCGCTCAAAGTCATTGTCAGCAGCAGTAATGCTGCTGCAAAGGCATTAAAAAAAACCAAAGATGAAATCCGGGCTTTAAACGATCAGCAAAAGAAAATTGACGGCTACCAGAAACAAAAGAAAGCTGTACAAGATCAAGCCAAAGCATTGCAAGACTTGCAGAATAAGATTAAAAACCTGCGCCAGCAGATGAAGGCCAGTCCATCTGCAGATCTCGCGCGTGAGTTTGACAAATCTGTCGCTAAAGCCCAAAAGCTCAAGCAGGAATACGAAAAAAACCGCATCGAATTGCAGCGTATGCGCACAGAGATGAGCAATGCCGGGCTTTCGACCAATAATCTTGCAGAACATCAGCAGCGCCTGCGCAATCAGCTTAATCAAGCCAATCAGTCCATGCTTGAGCAAGAAAAGCGCTTAAAGCGCATGCAGCTGATGCAGCAAAACTATGAGCGCAATGCGGGGCGGTTGCGTAATGCGGCAATGGGCGGTATGGGGGCCGCAATGGGCGGTGCAGGCGCACTTTATGCGATGCGCAAGCCGATTGATGAAACTAAGCGTATGGACGTTGAGGAGAACCGGATCGCATCCTTAGGGCTGGGTAAACAGGCCACTCAAGAGGCTATTCAGTATGCTAAAGCCATGCAGACCTTCGGTACATCTACGCTGGATAATTTACAGCTGGTGCGTGATGGTGTAACAGCCTTTGCTGATGTGCATCATGCAAAGATGGTGGCGCCGGCATTGGCCAAAATGAAATTTGCCAATGAAGCCATAATGAAAAAAAATTCATGGATATGCTCAAAGTTATTGAGCTTCGGAACGGTTTAAAAAGCGAAAAAGCCTTTCATGAACAGGCCAATATCATTCAGCAGGTCATTACCGCGACTGGCGGCCGCGTTCAAGCTGAAGAATGGCTCAATGTCATCAAGACCGGCGGTATTGCTGCTAAAGGCATCGACAACAAGGCATTTTATTACAAGCTTGAACCGCTGGTACAGGAAATGGGGGGCTTCCGTGTCGGTACGGCTATGATGTCCGCTTATCAAAACGTCTACCAAGGCCGAACCACCAAACGCGCTGCGAACAATATGATGCGTCTGGGCTTAATTTCAGATCCCAGCAAACTGAAGCACGACAAATCAGGGCAGATTTCATTCCTGGATGTCGGCGCTATTAAAGGTGCCGCATTATTCAAGAAAGATCAGTTTGCGTGGATGGAACAGGTTTTGGTGCCGCAATTGAAATCTAAAGGCATCACCAAAGAAGGGGACATTATTGATGCCATGGGCAGCATTTTTACGAACCGGACTGCATCCAATCTATTCGCGCAAATGTATATGCAACGTGAACAGATTCATAAGAATGCCAAGCTCAATGCCGGTGCAGACAATATCGACCAGTTGAACTCTAAGGCCATGGGCACTACAACAGGTAAAGAAATTGAGGCCAAAGCCAACCTGCATGATGCTTACCTCAGGTTTGGCACCACCATTCTGCCTATTTACACCAAAGCAATTGAAATGGCCACAGGCGGGCTTCAAGCCTTCAATGGCTGGATGGAACGCAATCCGACACTGGCAAAAATGCTGGGCGTGGGCTTATTAGGCATTGCCGCAAGTCTGGTGGTTATCGGGGGGACACTCGCAGTCTTTTCGCCGCTTATTCTGGGCATGTTAAGTTTCCGTCTTGTCGTGGCTTCAGCATCGGCAGGTGGAACGGGATTAATGCGCGTATTTAGCATTTTACCGACAGTAATGAATGTTTTTAAAACGTCTTTATTAATGGTAGGACGTACATTTTTATGGTTAGGGCGTACACTGCTTATGAATCCGATCGGCTTAGCTATCACTGCAATTGGTGTAGCAGCATATCTGATTTATCGTAACTGGACTCCAATCAAAACATTTTTCATTGGGCTTTGGGCTTCTGTTAAAAATGCTTTTAATACTGGTGTAACTTTTATTAAAGGCATTGTTAAAAGTGTAGATGCTGCATTTGCATCGAATCCAATTTTGAATTTACTGGTTCCAATTATTGGTATTCCCAGGACTATCATTGCGAACTGGTCAGGTATCAGTGGCTTTTTTGGTGCACTTTGGAATGAAGTTTCTTCAGTCATCAGCACTAAGGTCAATTCAGTTTTAGTAATTGTAAATACAGGTTTCAATGCAGCAAAAGTCTTTATTAGCGGTATCTGGAATAATATAAAAAATATTGTTTTTACTGCATGGCAGGGGCTATGCAATATTTTTGCTGCAATTTCTCCATTGCCTTATATCGTAAGCGTATTTAATTCAGTTTTTGGTTTCCTTTCAAGTTTATATAGCCGGATGAAATTAATAGGCAATAACATCATTCAAGGGTTAATTGAAGGTATTAAAGCGGGATTCGAAAAATTAAAAGGTCTGTGGGCAACAATCAATGCTTATATGCCATCCTTCATGCAAAAAAGAATGGACATACATAGCCCATCCCGTGTTTTCGCGTCACTTGGCGGTCATATTATGGGAGGCCTTCAGGTTGGCTTGCAGCAGGGGGTTCCAGCACTGAAGTCTAAGTTTGCAGGTGTAATGGATATTTTAAGTCCTCAGTTTCCAAATACTGCGCAGGTTATGAGTTTGGAACCTGCTGCAGTGCGGCCAGTTTTTCCAGACATCAAATCGCTGTTTGCGGATGCAGTAAACGCTTTCAGCTTCAGCCTGCCGGATCTCAGCCAGAAACTGAATATCAAGCCGGCACTGGAGCAATTCCGCCTGCCGGAGCTGAC